ACCCGATCTGAACTCATGTCCCGTCTGTACTCCCATCCTAAGCGGGAATCTATCCTTAGAAGGATTACGGCTGGCTACAACCCACCGCAATCGGATATCCCCGAAGGCGTAGACCGGATTGTCATGTCTCAGACTAATCCTACAATCTACGGTACGGTTAATCTAGATCTGTACGGGATGAACCGTTACAAGGCCCGTGTAGCCGAAGATACCGTAGAAATGCGGGAATTGTGGATCTGGAACGATGAATTGATGGACTATCAGGTGGTCACGATAGCCTCACCAGATATTATTGTTTATGACCGTCCAGGTGAATCCGTATTCCTCAAAGGCGAGTTGCCGTTTATCCAGATCTGCCCGAACCCCCTGTACGACTACTACTGGGGTGCTTCTGAGGTATCTAAACTGATGTTCTTGCAACAGATGAGAAACCGGCGCATGACCGAGATTCTCGACCTGTTGTCTAAACAAGTTTCCCCACCTACTGCGCTGATGGGCTTTAGTGGAATATTGGACGAGAAGAACTTTGCCCTGAATCGCGCTGGTGGGCTTCTCTCCACGGATATGCCAAATGCTAAGGTTGAGAAGTTAGCACCAACTATCCCTCAAGACCTCTATGCGTCTATCCGCGAGATAGATCAGATGTTTGAGGAAGCATCCGGTATAGGAAACGTCCTACAAGGCAAGGGTGAGTCCGGTGTCCGTTCTGCCGGTCATGCAAGCCAGTTGGCAAGGTTAGGTTCCAGCCGCGCAAAGAAACGCGCATTGATAGCCGAAGACTCATTAGAGAAGGTAGCTACTCTGTACCTGAAGCTAATGCAAGTTTATGATAACACTCACTTTTTGGACGAGAACAGTATCCCGTTCATTGCAGAGCAGTTCACTAAGAACTTCACGGTAAAGGTAGACGCGCATTCTAATAGCCCGATCTTTACGGAAGACTTGCGGCAACTGGCGTTCAACTTGTTCAAGGCCCAGGCGATTGACAAGGAATCTTTACTGGATCTGCTGGAACCTCCCATGAAGCAGCAGTTGAAAGACCGGCTGAAGGTCATGGAAAAGAAGCAGGAAAAGGAAAAGGCGCAGCAAGCCATGCAGCCTAAACCGGCTAAACCAGACCTGAAATCGGTGGGTGGAGAATGAAACAAGCTATTACGCCAAGAGCAGATCAGCCTAGGTTCGCTAAAAAAGATTTGACAAAGGGAGAACCTAGTTTGCAATATAGGGTCCAAGGCGCGAAGAGTTACGGTAATCGGATGGACAAGAAGTCCGATTCGCGTCAGATGAGATCTAACTAGGAGTTAGCCATGTACAAGATGATGAAGCGCGGTCGTAAGACTCGTCGGTAAAGGTTCTCGGAAACGGGAAGACGGATATGGCTGCTTCTCCGTAAAGTAAGTGGCCCTTGCAGACAAGGAGATTATTATGGCTCGCAAAGCCCGTAAAGCATCTAGCCGCAAGAAGTAAGGCTTCCTCCCTGGGGGGAGGGAGATTGTAAATATTTCCCCCCACATTTGACAATGTAGTGAGTAATCACTAATACTAGGAACATTATGAGCGTACCTTCAGACAAGTTGATGCAAATGATTAAAGGACAGGGCGGTCCCAAGATGGGCGGCAATGCTCCTGCAATGACTCCTGAAGCCGGTGCTGCTCCTGCAATATCAGATGCGGAAACGCCCCCGATGGCAGCACCTATGTCTACACCGGAACCTAAGATGGGTTCGCGTGAAGGCGCAATGATTAATCTGTCGATGGCGATGGACTTGGTAGAGCAAGCACTTCCCGCTCTCGGTTCAGAATCGCCAGAAGGACAGAAAGCGTTGATGGTTCTCAGGCAAATGTCTGGAATTCTTGGACCTCGTAAAGACAAGGCCAAGGAATTGCAGAATAGCGAGATCATGCAAATGCTTCAGAACTTGCCACAGGCTGGTGGAGCCACCCCCGAAGGCAAGGCTATGGCTGCTGCACCGGCTATTCCAGGTATGGCTCCAGGTGGTGGTATGCCTCCAGGTATGCCCCCAGGTGGCTCACCCCAACCCCCCGTAATGTAATCAAGGAGAAATCATGGATCTTTTCAAACCCCGTGGCGCAGCTTCACCCCGTCGCCCTACCGACAACAACCAGAACAACGGTCAAATCGTTAATACCCCTCGTTTCTCTCAATTTGGTGGTCTGACTTCTGCTAATAAAGTTAGCAAGAATGCGATGACGCTTGAGAAGCAAATGAAGGGCCGCAAGGTCATCTAACTAGTTAAAGGGGATAAACATGAGCCTAGAAGATCTGAGTATGGAGGCGCGTGATGAGTTGGCATTACTTGCTCGTCAATTGGCAGAAAACCCTGCCACGCGAAAAGACTTTCTGCGCCTTACACGGAAACAGAACCCAGGGATGGTTATGCCAGAACTGGAAATCGAAGACTCAACCAATAGCGCACTCGAAAAGGCAGAGAAGCGAGTGCAAGCTATGGAGGCTCGTGAGCAACAGAGGAATGCGCTGGATGAGTTGAAGGCTCGTCGGATGAATCTTATTAAAAAAGGTTTGGTCAACGATGAGTCCGAGATTGATGAAGTTGAAAAAGTCATGCTGGACAAAGGCATTACCAAGCATGAGGCTGCTGCTGAGTATTGGCAATGGATGAAACAGTCTGCAACTCCTACGCCAATGGGCTACAACTCTAGCGCAATGAACAAGTTTGATCTGTCCAAATACTGGAAGAACCCCGTCATGGGAGCCAGAGATGAGGCAGCAAAAGCACTTAATGAGTTGAGGAAAAACCCTCGACCCATTGGTTTGTAGTACAAGGGGATTTTTTAACTTCGGAGATAAGCTATGCCTATCGGCGGCGGTATTCTTCCGGCTTCAGGTTCTACGCAATACAATGAACTTACCTATGTAACCCGTAGGGCGTTTATCCCGAAGCTGGTCGTACAACTCTACAACAGCACTCCTTTGATGGCGGCCCTGATTGCAAATAGTCAGTCTGCCTCGGGTGGAGTTTCCCAAGTAACTGTTCCGGTCCAAGGCGCACAGTTTGTGAACGCGCAATGGTCTGATTACAGCGGCTCATTCAATCAGCCCTCGGTTCAACAAGGCGCGTTCAACGCTGAGTTCAACCTGAAGTTGATGATTGCTCCGGTCCCTTTCCTCGGTATGGAAGGCGCGGTCCAGCAAGATCATGCGGTAATCCCGTTGATCGAAGCGCGGATGAACGACGCTACCAACGTGATGATGGACGCGATGGCAACCGCGCTGTACAACAACACGACCAATACTCAGCAATTCATTGGTCTGCCAGCGGCGGTGTCCAACAGCAATCCGACTGCCGGTAACTACGGCAACATCGACCGGACTGCTTACACTTGGTGGCAATCCAAACAGTACGCTGCTGGATCGGTTAATCCGACTCGTCAGAACGTACTTCAGTACATTTCTGGAACCGTCAAGAATGGCGCAGAAGTTCCGTCATTTGGCGTTTGCGGGTTTGGTACTTGGACTCTGCTGGCGCAAGATTACGTCGGTCAAGAGCAATATGTCATCACCCCAGGTTCCGGTTTTGATGCTGATGGCAACGGCCCTCAAGCAGCATTCCGCGCCCTGATGGTTGCTGGCGTTCCGATTTATCCCGATCCTTACTGCCCAGAAGGTACTCTGTATCTGCTGAATACCAACTACCTGTCGTTGTATATCCACGACCAAGGTTCGTTTGTGTTCACCGGATTTGAGTCCACCCTTCCGAACTGGCAGATTGGTTATGTTGGCGCGGTCTTGATGATTGCCGAACTGGTAAGCACCAAACCGAAGTCAATGACCAAAGTGACCGGCTATAACTCACTCACGATATAAGGAGAAATAGTCATGGCACTAGCCCTCAATAAAATTATTGTAGCAAACGTAGCTACCAATGCGGCTTCCGCATATTTCCAAACGACAAACGTAGCAGCGGTAACTTCCGGCAACGGAACTGTGGTTACTGCCGGTGCTTACCAAATGTCGGCAACTGGTAACGTGACGATCATTCAGTATGACGGTTCTGCTTGGACTGTTCTGCTGGGTAATAACACGGGTGGCTATTTCGTTTCGGATGGATACAACGTGGCTGCTAAAGCGGTGGGTACGAATACCACAGCAACGCTCGTTACCATCAATGGCGGTCAGGCTGTAACCGGTACGTTTAATACTTAAGGAACCGCAATGTCCAGTACAAATGCTGTTTCAGCCGACCAGCAGAGTGACTTTGGAAACTATCGGTTAATTTCTGTAGCAGGTCAGAGCCTGGTTACAACCGGTAATGCCGTAGTTGCTCTGCCAATCCTTGGCGGTGGTATTGGTGGAGGATCGTATATTCTTCGCCGTATCACCGTGGGCAACCCATCCAATATAGCGGGTGGGGCAGTAATGAACATGAACACGGCAAACATCACGATTATTACTAGCAGCGATGGCAATACTTCTAATGCTGTTACGACTGCTGCTGGTCAGACCTTGGCTAACGTGACTGCCGCCAACACTTGGCAGGATTTGACGCTTGCTGCCGCTGCTGCTACGACTGCTTATACGGCAAATACTTTGTTTGTAAAAGTAGGTGTCGGAGTTACTAACGCTGCTGTTAATATCAGCGTCTTTGGTGACGTAGTAAGTTTCTGATGACAAATCTCGTATATGTGACAAATAAGACGGATAAACCGCTGGTGGTTGACTACGGTTGTCAGGACATTCATTTCCCTCCAGGGAAGAGTGTCCAGATATCTCTTGCCGCCGCCCGTCACATATTCGGGTATCAGCATGAGAACAAAGAACCGTTTATGGCAACTCTTGGCTTCACTACGACTACCAACGACATTCCAGAAGGTTTGAAATGGTTGGCTAAGTTTGAAGTTAGCGAAGAAGAGCCGAATACTGACCAGTCGTTATCCCCGCTGGTTGAAAGAGTACCCCTTCCCCAGAAACGGGGCGGGGGGAAATTTTACCCGATGACAGCATGACGGGGACTCAATGTCAGCAACGCTTTCCGACTATATAACGGAATGTAGGCGTTTATTGCATGATGCAAACGCCAATTTTTATTCAGATTCCGAACTAACAGATTACATCAACTCCGCAAGAGCGCGGCTAGTTCGTGATACCGGCTGTCTGCGTAGTTACCAAACTTCAGCCACAGTTACCAATCAGGAAGTCTATAGCTTTAGTACATTGCCACAAGCGGCATTGACTATGGATATCCTGAACATCAATATTATCTGGGGTAATACTCGCGTCCCATTGCGCTATATGCCCTGGACGCAATTCAACTCGGAACTGCGTTTCTGGCAGAACTATTACGGTAGACCCATAGCGTTCTCCATGTATGGTCCTACCCAGTTCTATGTTGGACCTGTCCCAGATCAGGTTTATGTGATGGAATTGGATACGGTTATCCTTCCGTCTGCATTAACGACTAGCACTCAGGTTGATACGATCCCTGATCCTTGGACTGCTCCTGTGGCGTTCTATGCTTGCTACAAGGCCAAGTACAAAGAGCAGTCGTATGGTGAGGCTGAGATATTCAAGCAGGAATATCAGAAACAAGCGCAGTCAGTAATCAATACTACTTTCACGAGAAGGATGCCTAACCCCTACAGCACTCCTTACTGACATGGCAGCTACAGAACAAAAGAAATCATACCTAGTTGTCAAAGAGTTCAAAGGGGTCAATACCAAGGCCAATCGTACTGCTATTGAGCAGAATGAATTTGCGTGGCTAGAGAATGCCATGCCTGTCGGGTATGCCAACCTCAAGGTTACAAACTACCGGAATGCGGTCTACACCTCCGGTAATGCGGCAGTTACGTTCAGCAACAACGTCAACTACCTCAATTCCTACAACATCAACAATAACAACTACGTCATTGCTGCACAGGATGATGGAAGTGTTCAGTATTTTGATGCCACCAACAATCTGCTTGGCAATGTTGCGGTAGCAGGTACGTTCTCCAGTTCTGGGGTGGAGGTTACCCAATGGAAGGATGAGCGTCTGTTGTTTATTGATCCAGCCAAGGGCTACTACACTTGGGATGGTACTAATCTCATTTCCGTAGGATCTGTTGGGGTAATCGCTATCACCAATGCGGGAAGCGGCTATACCAGCGCACCTACGGTAACAATTGGCGTACCCAACAACGCTAATGGCGTTCAG